GATTCTCCGTACTCGAGTACAGGCGGTCCCGGGCAAAAGTTCTTCCTAGACAGGACACCGGTTGCATTGAGTCCGGCTGGAACGTTGAGCTTGGAAATCTGGGTTACGGAAACGGGTCCAGCAGAAAAGTGGTCTCTAGTATCGAATTTCAATGAGTCAGGTCCAACAGATAAAGTGTATCGCGTAGAGACTGACGAGGATGATGTCACCGAGGTAATCTTTGGTGATGGCGTAAACGGGAAGATTCCAGATAGTGGTACAGATAATGTTTCTCCGACATATCGTGTTGGTGGAGGAACGGCAGGTAACGAGGTTGGTCCCAATCGTCTTACGAAGTTGGCAACGGAATACTCCTTTGTGGATTCAGTGACCAATCCCAAAGCTCCTTCAGGTGGATTGCCAAAGGAGACGATAGATGAGGCCAAGGTAAATGCACCACAGAGCCTCAAAGCGTTAAATCGAGCAGTGGCACACCAGGATTATGAGGCTTTAGCCCTAGAGGTTCCCGGAGTAAAGCAAGCCAAAGCATATCGAGGCGCAGGAGCGTTCGATGAGCATATAGTTATTGTAGCTGGTGGGTCGAATCCAGTTCCAACGGGTACGTGGAATCCCTATACTGAAACGGGGACTGGTTTATTAGGAGCGGTTGGAGCGTACATTCTTGAACGGTGCACCACACCGGTAATTTTGCACATCGATTCAGCGTACACGCCGTACGTCAATGTCAGTTTAACTGCGTATCTGTTCTCTAACGTTCGGCAGACCACAGCGATTCGGGATATATCCGAAGCTGTAGCAGTGATGTTTGATCCCGATGCACAGGTTCTAGGTAAGACAATGCCACAATCGCAGTTGATTGATATTGTCGAGGGAGTGGCCGGAGTTGATTATCTAGACTTACATAGATTCCAGAGGATTCCATATGGTCGTCAGTTGTACACGTCTTCAGCAACGCCTTCGGATATTACGTTCACGGATTTCATTAGTGGAGTAACCGCGACAAGAGATGTGTGGAAGGTTAAGTTCATAAACACAACGGACTTCAATGTCGAAGGAGCATCGGCTGGGCCACAAGTCAATACGGGTACAGTCGGATCAGTATATACCGTTGACGATGGAAGCCTGTCGTTCCTAGTGAATGCGGGTACAGTAGACCCAACAGCGGTTGAACAGTGGGAGATTGTAACAGGACCATATGTAGGAAACCTCTTTCCGTTTTTCGACGAGTTGTGTCTGCTATTCCAAAATGAAATACAGCTAACCGTAGTTGGAGGATTGGGGTAAGCGTGCATGGATCTGAGCAATGCACTTTCGAAGTTTCTGGCAGACGAACAGTACCTTAAGAAAAAGGTTCCGGTAGCCTGCCTTTCGTCCGATAGTGTCGGAAAGCTCATGTGCATGAGAGACGCAGTAACTCCAGCAGGTAGATGGAGAGTTACGAAGGCTACCAATGACGATTTAACGAAAATACCGGCAGTAGGCATACTGATCGAGAAGTACACGGCTACTACCGGGTTAATGCAAATATCGGGAGAGTATGATGGATTTACTGGGTTGGATGTCACGAAACAGTGCTTCGTTGGAACTAATGGAGGTTTGACCCAGATAATGCCTTCGGGTAATATTGTAGCAGTACAGTATTTTGGTTACGCAGTATCAGATACGGCACTCTGGTTACCAGGGAACATAGGACCAACAATCATAAGGAGACAGTAGACATGGAAAAGAATCCGAAGAAAACGGACAAGAAGGTAAACGACGAAAAGGTCAATGCATCTCTAGACGATGTAATTACCGAGGAGGAGAAAGCCCGTAAGCAGTTGACACCATTGGAGATGAGTCAGTTGAGGCTGCACGAGTCCCGAGTACAGTTGCAGCTCAATCTTCGAGAGAAATTCAAGCTCCAAGAGAAATTGATGAATATCAACTACACGAATGAGCTTTCTGTTTTGAGGGGTAAGGTTGCGGGTTGTGATGCGTCGATTGCCGAAGCACAAAGTGACTACAACAACCAGATACTAGAAGTAGAGAAAAGGCTTCATGTGAAGCTACCAGAATATGTCATTCAGGACGACGGTACTCTAATCGATCCCGGCCCTCCTGATGACCCAGAAGAACCGCCTGCTGGCTAACAGGTAGGTTTTAGGAGGAAGTTATGGCCGAACGAAAATTCTTGTATATGGATGGCAGTTTTGGGTTTCCAACGGAGTCCGATCCAACGTCGGATACCGTAGCTCTGGCTGGAGCGTCTTTCAGTGGTGACGTTGCCATGGCAGGTAACGAAGTCACAGGACTTCCAGCTACACCGAGCGGAGACACCGCGGCTGCATCCAAAGCGTATGTTGACGGCCTAATTTCCGGTATCGTCTGGAAAGAATCCGCCGAATGCTTGCATCTCATTGGTAATGCGACGGTAGCTACGCTTAACGGCCTGTCGCCATCGGCTGGTCATGCCTATGTCGTAACCGATTCCGGTACCTTGACTGCGGGCTCTCTTGCAGTGGTAGCTGGTGATATGGTTGAGCTCGACGGTGCGGCCTGGATCAAGCTGTCGGCATCATCCGGTGGGTTTGTTCCTGCGGGTACGCGAGCAGTATTGTCCACCTCCCAGGCTCTAATCTCTCCGTACACGGACGGGTCTGACGATGGTAAAGTCGTAGAGTTCAGTGGTTCGAGCAACACAGGTACGGACACAGGAGATGCCGTAGACTCCAATGCGTTGCTGATTCAGGACGACAACCATGTTGGTTTCTACGACAACCTTGGTTTTGTGTTTGAAGGGACTGTACCAACAGGAACCTGGGTTCAGTTCACAGGTGCGGGTACAGTGACTGCCGGTGACGGACTAGATAAATCCGGTAACACCATCTTCGTCGGAAACGGTGATGGTATCCAAGTAAACGCGGACTCCATCCAAGTGGATTTGGAGACTACCAACCAGAGTCTTGAGTTTGTAGGTGCTTCTCCCAATGGAGAATTGCAGGTCAAGGTAGATGGAGCTCACGGTGTCGTTCTAGGTTCGAGCGGTGTGGAGCTTGAGATTGACGATACCCCAGATACTCTGGATGTAGATGCGGACGGTCTCAAGGTTGTTGGTGTTCCTTCGCTGTTCAAGGTGAATGATACGGCAGTCGGTGCAACGGTAACGGCTCCAAATCTGGATACCTTGACGGATGGAAGTAATGCGGATGCTTTGCACTCCCATACGATTCCTTCGGTGGATGCGTCCAAGAGAATCGAGGATACGCACCTCAACAACGCGGCAGTTACAGCCGGAAGGGTTGTTCGTTGGAGTTCCACTAACAATGAAGTCATTCATGCCGATAACAGTTCCACGGCTGGTGCCAGGGCTATCGGTGTAGCTCGAACAGGTGGTGAGGCGAATCCAGGTACCTCCAACGTAGTGAAGCACGGTATCTGCGCAGGTTGTCTGACAAGTGCCACAGTAAACACCCCGTACTTCCTGGGAGCCTCTGGTGCATTGGTACTGTTTGCGGCCATCCCAACTCCAGGTCGAGTCATCCGAATGGGAATTGCTGCAAACGCGGCTGACCTCGATGTGAATATCCAAGACCTTGGATACAAGCGGTAGATAGGTGGTTGATCGCGTTCAAGCTGTCAAGTGGGAGTCCCCTGGACAAGGGGGTACTCAAGAGGACATGGTTCCTACGGAGATCGATGTCAACGAAGATGGCTTGGACGCAAGAGGTCTGTTTATTCAGGACGACAGTTCAAGTGATAAAAAGGTTTTTATAAGTAGGGACGCCAGCGGGAACATGACCTTCCAGGATGATGTTGTTCCTGGGATCAAAACGCTGGCAGACTTGCTTGCAGCAGCTATTGCAGGACATCCTTTTAAAGTGGACTCTGGAGAGACTTTGACTATCACTGAAGACCGGCAGTTCGATCACCTAGGCAGGTTTCCAGTGGATGGAAGGTTGGTTATTAACGGACGTTTTGTACTCGGAATAGGAGCACTCAATGGCTAATAACGGTGTGGGTGTTTTACCAAGACAAGGGGTTGGCACATTAGATGACGCTCCGGCTGGATATCTAGAAATTATTGCTAACAATGCTACAGGGAAACTAGCTACAGTCGATGAGTCGGGTACCGTTGTTAATTATGGGGTGTCTCCGTTTGAAAGCATATTCTCCCTAGTCACTGGCCGAAATGCCACTGTTACAAATTCGTATCTAAGGGCTGGCGGAAATGTGCCTATGAACCAGGCTGGTTTTGTGCTTCCCTATGATGCTACGATTGTAGCCATAAGTTTAGCTACCAACGTTGCCGGATCTTGGACGGCAGAGGTGCGCAAAAACGGTGCTGCTACAGTTATTGCCTCATTAGCCACTACCGTGGCGAAAGATAAGAGTACGGGTTTAAGTGTCGAGGTAGATGCTGACGATGAAATTCAGATCTTTTGTAACGGTGCAGGTATTGAGAAACCGGTTGTAACGGTTTGGTTCAAAAGGAGATAAGTCGTGGCTATTAAGCTAACAACAGTAAGCGCCGACGTCACGATTGATGATTTAGGTGCTCGAACCTTTGTCCATCCAACAGTAGAGTACGACTTAGTAGGTAGCGGAGAATTTACCGAAAGTGAGATTAAGGCTTCTGCTGATATGCAGGCAGCTATCGACGGTAATACAATTACTCTCAAGGATGATAACAATAACCCGATTACGAACCTAGAATCCGCAGGCCCACATAACCACGTAAAGGATGATGTTACAGATTTTTCTCATGCTGCAAGCCATGTAGGGGCCGATTCGATTGTAGATGCAACGCCTTCGCAAAAGGGTTTGGCTACGGCTGCACAAATAGACAAGCTCAATGGTATAGCTTCGGGTGCTGACGTCACAGGGGCCAATCCTCCACAGGCTCACGCTGCTAGCCATACAGATGGGACCGATGATATTCAGTCTGCAACGGCTGGCCAGAAAGGTTTAGCGACTGCCACCCAGATAGCAAAGTTGAATGGGATTGAGACCGGGGCTGATGTTACCGATGTCGCTAATGTTGAAGCGGCTGGTGCGGTCATGAAAACTCTGGTCGATGCGAAGGGCGACTTATTAGTAGCCACCGCAGACGACATAGTTACTCGGTTGCCTGTAGGGACTGATGACCAAGTCCTTTCGGCTGACAGCGCAGAAGCAACGGGATTGAAATGGGTTGATTCTAGCGGAGGTACGCCTTCAGACCAGCCAGCATTTTCTGCTAGAAAGGATGGGGATCAGACACTTACGGGTTCATATGCCGATGTGACTTCTTGGCTTACTCCTGATGAGATAACGTCCGACTTTTCGTTTGATACCCTTACAGGTGTAGTGACAATTAATACGACAGGACTGTACCTAGTTCATTTTGCCACGACGACTGAGGTGAGTACTGGTACTGATCGGTCAGGTTCTCGGATTAAGATGCAGAGAGATGCTGGAGTTGGATACAACGACATTCCGTCATCCATCCAGGGAATGTACAATAGAAATGCGACTTCAGGGTACACGAACGCGGCTTGGAGTCGAGTCCTTGAATTAAGTTCTGGCGACATGCTAAAAATGCAGGCTATTCAAGACAGTGGTGTAGATACCGTTTTCCTAGAAAGCGACAGCACGATTATGAATATAGTCAAGTTGTCGGGTACCAAGGGTGACAAAGGAGATACGGGTTCTGGTTCAAACATCACGGTTGAAGACGAAGGTACTCCAGTAACAGGAACTCCTCATTCGATTCTGGACTTCAAGGGCGCTCTAGTCGCTGCAACTAATGCCGGTGGAGGACAGGCTGATATATCGATAGGTGGGGATGCAAACGACCTTGATGATGTAAGTGCTGCTTCCCCTAGCGAGAATGACCACTTGGTTAGAAATGGTTCCAGTCAGTGGGTGAATGTTGCCTATCCGAAATTTCACGGAAAACTTACGCGTACTCAGATGCTTGCTATCTCGTCTCCAACGGCTGGAGATACTTGTTGGTGTACAACCTACAATAAGATGTTCACTTATGGGCATGAAGGAGGAACTACGTGGCAAGTACCTGGCGAAACGATTGAAATGACTAATGAGGCTGTAGGTACTTTTGAAGAAGGCGACATATGTGTTCTTGATGATCTGAATGACGAGTCGATTGATATAACCACAACTGCGTACGATGGCGATGTGGTAGGCATTATCGTAATTGGTGGAGCTAATGGTGTCGCCTGTACAGTAGCAGTTAAAGGTAAGTGGGATGTGTACTTCCAGGGTGTGGCGACAAGGACCAACTGGGTTACGACTTCCACTACGGCTGGGTATGCTCAGAATGTTGCTGGTTCTTCGGACGCAGTTATCGGTCAGGTTATTGAAGCCACAGGTGGAGCCGGTCTAGCTAAGTGCTGGTTGTTCGGTAAGGAGGCTTACTAATGACGGCTATCTCATACGAATACACGGTCAGCAAAAATCCGTGTGCCGCTAAGATTATTGAGGATGTTGCCGCTTCTGAGATGACGATAAAGGACATACTGCGAATTTACGACGGCAAGCGTACGGGAGAAGGTCACGCAATAACGTCAGTGACTTTCAAAATCGAGATGGCGGCTGAACTGGGGGTTGAAGATAAGGTCGCCCTAGATAATATCGTAGAGGCGTCTGCTGGAAAGCACATCCTTACGAAAACAGCTAGAACACTGCTTGGGGAATTATTTGAAGCGTGCGCCGATCAAGCTCAGCAAATGCGATTGTTGGCAGCTCTCGATAAACGGCCTTCGTTTGATAGGGCGATAGAGAATCAGAATTTTGAGTTGGCTCATACTCTGAAGAATATGTCTTTTGCGGATGGAGATATAATTCAAGCAGACGTTGATTTAATAGATTCGATAATCCCGGTATCAAAGTGGATAGATGTGTAATTGGAGGGGAAGGGAGTTGTGTAAATGCCACCAGGAAGTAGAACTAGCGATTCGCCTTCGACCTCTCTCCGTAGAGAAATCGATAAGTTGGATCGGGATAAGGCTAATAAGGAAGCTACTCGAACTAAGTTTGGTGAGCTAGAGAAGGATTTGGATGAGACAAAGAGGATTGCTCTTAGCGCAAGAAAAAAAGCGGGTACGCACGAGTGTCATCAGGAGGAACGGATGAAATCAGTAGAGGGAAAATCGGCTGGTTGGAACAAGTTCTTTCGTGGTTTAGTTATAGCTTTGATTGTTGGTGGTTTTGGTGCCGGCGGGTATTTCGTTAAAATTGAGTTAACTAAAGCGGATAAGACTGAGGTTCAGGCAGTCAAGAAGGATGTCACTACGATGAAGTCGGATGTATCTGAGATGAAGAGGTCTCAGGAGAAGATAGAGGATTATTTAGAACCGGATGCGCAGTTAGAGCTAGAGAAAAAGAAGATGAAGCTGCTGAAGGAAGCTATGAAAGAGGCTGTTCACGAAGCTAGGGCTGACATCCAGCCTAATCGAAATAGGAGAAGGACTAATTGAGTATCGAAGGGCAGATAGGCGTTGCGATTTCCGATGTGTTTCCCATCTGGGATTTGGATGGGTACACTAAGAAGTCTGGTGAGTCTTCCTTTGTTACGACTCTATGGAAAGATGGCGTAGTGAATGGAGCTTCGGTAACGATTGCCGAGATCGGAACTTCGGGTATGTACAAAGCCACATTTACTCCAGACGAATTAGGTCTTTGGTATCTGGAAGTAAAGATTTCGTATAACGAGCAGGTTTGGAAAGGCGAGTACAACATCGGTCTAGACCAGCCAGAAGCTCAGATGAATGTTGCTTACGACGATGACACTTCGATACTGTACATGAGTGTTTGGATGGATAGAGAGGGAGAATCTGTGGATGCCAGTGAGCTGGTGTCCTGCGAGGTGAAGCTCTACGACGTCACAGGGGACAACTTACTGTTCACGGCTACGGACACCTCGGTAAAGGCCGACGGACGATTCCATATGCAGGAAACGCTTTCTCTAGTGTCGGATAGAACGTACAGTGCAGTAGTAGAAGTAACGGATTCCAGGGGTACGGCAAAGACCAACCAGGAATTCACGACGATAGGATAACGATGTCAGTTGCAGCAGCAATGAAGAACAAACGGTGTCAGACGCTCTACAGGTCTTCTCCTGGTCCGTCTGCTCCTGATGTGTATTTCAATGGCGAAATATCGCTTCCTGCTCCTCCGACTGTTGCCGTTGATACTTTGGAGACCTTGGTTCTTGACCAAAGCATCACGGTAGAGGTGCTTCCAGATCCAGAAGTGGAAACGGAAACCCTTGTAGTGTACGATCCTTGTTCAGAGGAGGACTAGATGGCCAGTAGTCCGGTATCAGCAACGTTCAAGATAAAGCGTCATGCTCGAAGGCCGTATCTACGGTTGTTCGTGAAGGACTCTGATGGGAATGCATTTGATTTCTCTGGTGCCACAGGTGTTCGGTTTCAGATGAAGGACGAGGAGGATGCCGCCAAAGTTACGGATGGCGCTGCTGAGATAGAGGACGCTGCCGGTGGAATCCTTCGGTATAAATGGGAACCAGGGAATACCGATACTGCTGGAGACTTCTTCGGCGAGTTCGATGTGGACTATCCGGCAAGTGAGACTTTGACTGTTCCGCTAGATGGCGATCTGCTCATCAAGATAAAAGCGGATGTGAATAACGCAGGGTAAGTGGAGGAAATATGCCTAGTGTAAGTATCGTCATAGATGTAGCAGGAAAGCCTCCAGGAGTTCCCGGTGTAGGTAGGGAGTTTCCATATTCTGATATAGCAAGCGCACCTCCAGAGGTAACGCTCTCGTTGGATGACAATACTGGAATAACTGAGTACTATTGGGAGATAGTTTACCAGGAACCAGGGTGCTCGGCTGTTCTAGATGACCCGAATTCAGCTACCCCGAAATTTACGCCAACGGCTGGAGCAGAGGGAACCTACCTGATTCGGTGTGAGGTAAACGGTGGTCCGGTATTCGGAACCAACGCCATAGGCTTCACAACGCAATCCCTTGCCATTCGACTCTTGGCTGCTGGGGAAACGCTCGAGTTCGGAAGTGCTGGTTGGATAGCTGCGTACAACGCTGCCATGAAAGTTCTCGATGGATACGGTGGAGCTTCATATGATGAGGAGTTTGATACTGGTTCTGTCGCTGCGGATTCTGAGTGGGAACAGGAAGTGGACCTAGGTAACTCGGTAGTATCGGGTATATTCTTGTTTCTAAAGGTCGTGATGACTTCGGGTTCAAGTACAGATACTGACATAGAGGTTTATAATGGAGATCCAAGCGGATCTGGCGAACGCATTTACCTGAAGGCGGGTAAGGATTTGGATGCAGAGGACCAAGTAGATCCGAATATCTGGTGGAGCACCAAGGACTTCTTGGAAGCAGGGAAGTTTTGGTTGCGGCTGTACAATCATGGGTCGGGTGCTTGCGAATATACGTTTAGGGTTCGGTTCAGAGGTGACGTACCCTCGGCATAGGAGGAAAACATGGCTTTAGGTTTTATAGTAGGGGATACGGTTGATGTCACACTAGAAGGTACGGTTATGCGTGGAGAGGTTACTCGGATTGATGTAGCAGGAGATGAACCTCAATTATTCGAGATTCAACGGCCCGGTGGTACTCACATCGAGTTTTTACGGGATGAGGAAGCAGACCCAGGCGAAGAATTCGCATTCGTCGAGAAGGTTGAATAATGACTCGTCCAGCATACGACAACGGACCCTGGTCATTTGACGTCAATAATGATTGTTCGGAAGCGAACATAACAGACACCTCCAGCCATACGTTTATGGGATTGAAGGACAGTTTGGTGGCTCATACGCCATGGTCAGTTATTGCGTCTAGCGACTCGGTTTCCGTTAAAAACGATGGCGATGCATTTCCAGATCTGTGGGTAGATTGGGCAACAGATATTGTAAGAGCGGCTGCTGGCACTGCCCATAGTTGGGTTATCATAGAAAATGCCACTACAGGAGAGCAGATTTGCATCGATATGAATAATGTGAACGTCAATCGGTGTAACATTTGGTATTCAGCTACAGGTTCTTTTTCGGATGACGGTACTATAACGGATAGACCAACAGATACTGAATCTGTTCAAGTGGTTTCTAGTGCAGTGAACATCATAGATTTCGGTGCGGACGGCGCTGTAGTACACACGATGGTTTCTGATGACGACTTAACCACCAGAGTTGGTGTTTACCAGAAGGATGGTACGGAGAGAGGTGTTTGGTTCATGGCCTTTGACGAGGTACGCGAACCTACGTCCGACTGGACAGACACTTACAAAAGAGCAGTCTACACGAAATACCATTCCACGTCATTGAGCACAGTTGCTGCATCACAGGCACCTAAAAGCGTAGACTTTGATTCGGCAGGTGCATGGCAGGTTTGTCTGAACGGGACTTGGAGTGCGTGCTATCCTTCATGCGAATGCTTTAAAGGGTTTGCTGCGAGTAATGCAGGCGATCCATTTTACAAAGAGACAGATGTCACTTGGACAGGCAGTAGAATGGTGCAACCAGTAGGCTTATTCAGAGAGCAGATAGAGAAAGGTGGGAGATTGGGTAAGCTAGAAGACATTTACTATGCACCAGAGAATCTGTTTACGTACGACATGTCGGATTCGACGCAACAGGATTGGATTAAGTTTGGTTGCGTAATGATTCCTTGGAATAACACGACGCCAACAGAGATAACATAGGAGATACAAATGCCAGTACCAGCATTGACAAATGGTCCATGGACGTTTTCAGTAAATAATATTGCTACTGGAACTGATTACGGAACCACAGGTCAGAAGATAATTTTCGAGCTGAAGGAGGCATTGAAGGCGTTTGCAGCCTGGGATGTTATTGCGTCGAGCGACTCGGTTTCGGTTAAAAACGATGGCGATGCGGACCCGGATTTGTGGGACGACTATACTGATGTAGTAAAGGCAAATGCTGGAACACCGCACTCCTGGATTCTCTTAGAGAACAGCACCACAGGTGAGCAATTATGCTTTGATGTTTGCACCGTCAATAATGCACGAGTAGATGTTTGGCTATCGACTACGGGTTCTTTTGCTGCAGATGGGACCACTTCCAATAGACCCACTGATACAGAGAGTTACCGCATGTTTTCGGTGGCGCACAATATGATCGATTCGAGCACGAAAGCAGCAGCGGTACATGCGATGATCTCCAATGATGATAAGTGTACAAGATGGTTTGTGACTTTCAGGTATATGGATCGGCTAGGCTCTTGGTTTGGGTGTATCGAAGAGATCTATGGTACCCCAGCCGTTTGGACAGGGAATAACAAACGCGTGCTGTTTGTTATTAACGCTAGCAATGCGAGCTCGTCAGATCCACAGGGGCAGTATCCACTAGCAACCCATTTTGATTCATTGCGATGGTGGGCGTATCTCAAAGACGCAACGCCGTACGAAGGTTGGAATTCTGCCTATGCTTCGTGCGAGTGCTATAAGGGATTTAGCTCCGATCAAGGTGATCCTTTTTATCGATGGGACAGGGTTCAAGAATGGAACGAGGGACTCCCCTGCTCGCCGATAGGTATTTTTAGGGAGAATGTTTCTAGGGGAGGTGCGTTAGGAGCTTTGAAGGATATTTATCTTGCTCCGATTTATCATGAGACGTACAGCACGTACGATGGTGTTACGGATAGGGAGTGGATTAAGTTTGGAGGGGTTCTTGTTCCATGGAATGGTGTTGTCCCTACGTACTTAGAAGCTGGTTACAGCTAAGAGGTAAGATATGGCAACGTATGATAGCGAGGTTGTCCAGGCGATTTATACGATAGGTGAAGACATCGGAGCGATGCCTGTACCTCACCATGATTCAATGCCTGATACAATGCCAGTAGAAGGCATAGGATCGGCTGCGGGTAGTGGTGCCGAAGTCCTTCGCGATATTCCTTATTTTACGCGAGAAAATCCAGACTAGGAGATTAGATGCCGGGAGCAGGAATAACTTATTGGGGTCCGGCTGGTGACGTAAGTGGTCCGCCAACGGGTATCTCCTTGTGGACGTTCGATTTCGAGGTCAAGGCCAAGAGTATTGGTTCGGCCATCAAGATTACGTTCACCACCCCATCGAGTACCGAAGCTCCAGAGTGGAATCGACGCATCCGGATTTTGAGGAAGCAGGGTGAATGGCCAGTATCCTGGGACGATGCCGATGCAGTGGTATCGGTTGATGACGTGTTTCCGGGTCCAGCAGAAGCAGACCACGAGTATACCGAGAGCAATTTGGTTCCGGGTCAGATTTACTACTATGCGATGTTCGAGCTTCGTGTCGATGGCGTCTGGATAAACGACAGGGTTCTGGGCAGGAGCTCGGCGTATCCATACGATCGGTGGGGTTGTGCTGACTACATGTACAATTCGCTTCCTCGTGGTTGGAGATCGGCTGACGCTCGAATCGGATACGACCTCAAGAACTTCCTTACGATATTTGGCGCTCTTCTAGACAATATGAAGACGGACACAGAGAACTTGTTGACGTTGTTCAGTATTGACGAGGTGCATATCGACCTCCTTCCTCTGATAGACAAGAAGCTAGGATGGCCTACTTGGCATGCGGCCAATGGATTACAGCAGCGTGAGGATACAGGTAGAGCCGTAGCGTTTTATAAGACATTAGGTCGTAGGGTTGCGTACGAGAGAATGTTCGAATGGCCAACTTCCTGGGATTGCGAAGTGGTTCAAGGTTGGAAGTATGTGTTCTTTTCGAACGGAGTTTATGGCAGCACCACTCCAGATCTGTCTACGGTAGCCAAGCAGGATGAGATAAAGGCCAAGATGGGTCGGCAGGATGATCTACTGAAGTACACGAACCACAACACGTTCTGGCATTCAGTGAGTGGATTAGGGTTCTTCCTGACCAAGATCCCTGGAGTCTCGGACGACATTACGATGGACATGATTCATCGGTGTTGGGAACTGCTCAATTTTGGCATGGCCACATACGTGAATCCGCATCTTACTTTGATTACGGTAGACGAAGAAGGCCCCATGGGTGTCCCGACAGAGGAGTGGGAAGAAGCGATTGTTTACGGCGCACCAGCTATGGCCTCTCCCGCAGAAACGGATTTGGGATACACGACCGGTAGTGTTAGGATGTTTCAGAGCAACGATGCTTTAAGTGTGACCAACGATTTAGGTGATCGAACGTTCCACGAAGCTTTGGAGTATGTGTAATGGGAAAACTAATAGTAGAAAAAGGACCAAGGATAGTAGGCCGGTGGTTCGATGTCATTCGCTACCTAGATGGCAGCTCCGAGCTTGGCGAACACGGCGAATTTGACTGGGGATGGAATCAGATACAGAACTCATTCGCGAATCTCATTGCTGCTTGGTGTAGAGCAGAGTCTGGGTATGACAGAATTGGCTTCATGGGAATCGGCTCTGGCCTAGTAGCCTGGGACACGACTCCTCCGACACAAGCCTATTCACAGACGACGTTGACCACGGAGTACTTCAGGAAAGCGATTTCTCAGCCAGAGATATATTTCATTGATCCGTCAACGAATTTGCCGACAGGTGGTACGCCCAGTCCCAAGATAGAGATCGATGTGACTTTGGGATTGACTGAGGCAAATGGAACACTACGAGAGTTTGGGTTGTTTGGTGGAACTGCCACGATAACCTTGGACTCGGGAGAAATGGTAAACTGGATTGTGCACACGAGAATCGATAAGGACTCTTCGATGGAGATCGATAGGAAAGTGCGAATCGAGTTTGAGACTCAGTAGGAGATAAAACAATGGCAGGCAATGTACCAAATGTAAGTATGGACAGTTTCAATTGGGTGAAGCTCTATGACCAAGTGATCGCTCAGCAGGGTATGCCTATTCCCGACAATGATATGAACGAATCACGCGCCATAGATCTAGCCAACCACACGATGTTGCTCGCTTGGGCTATTGGCGATGTCAAGATGAATTTGACTTCCACAGGCAAAGGTTATGGTCTTGCCTATGAGATACAGCAAGCGACATCCACTTCGCAGAACTTTGCTATCAATCGAGGATGGGCAATAGTGCGTGGAGTTATGGTTCCAACGGTTATGGGAGATCCGCCATCAGACCATGACTACGAATCCGATACCAATCTCATTTGTGAAGGAACTATTAGTACAGTCTCCTCTCCGAATATTACGAGCGTAGATAAAAAGTGGTCCACAGACTACGACCTTGCGAACTGTCGCATGAAGATGACTTCGGGAGCAGAGAGCGGTAATACGTTCACCATCGTAGCTAGGGTGAGCGACACCGAGTTGCAGCTTTCGAGTGTTGGGTCTATTGCTCCAACTGATACGTACATCATCAAGCCTCCATCATTGACAACTTACGGTGGACTCGGAACTAGAACGGACGAGGTTTACTTGGCCGTTTGGTGGGAGGACATCAATGAGAACGAAGATTCGAACATAGTCAATCCCGGACTGGCGATAGAGACAAGCCATAGGTCTCAGCGTAGGTGGTGTGTTCGTGTCGCTGAGAACGGAACAACTCCGACCTCGAGTACGCGACATGGGTTTGGATTCCGGTACATGAAGTTGGCCGAGCTTGCTAGAACTTCGCTTACCGGTGCGAATATTCTGACGGCCCAGATTACGAACGAAGACAATTTCACAGATCCGATTACTTGGTTTGGCCCAGAAGTAACCACCTGGTTAGACAAGATTTCAGCAGAGCCTGTGGTAGTAGCTCAAACAGCTCCAGCTCTTTTAGCTTCAGGTACGCACGACGGCGGTGATGGTCAAACTAACCTTACCGATAGCGGGGCATCTTGGACTACAGATGAATGGCAAAACCGTACAGTCGGAAATGTTACGAGTAGGTTCACAGCAAAAATATCGTCGAATACGGCTACGGTTGCTACTTGTGCATCACAAAAAGGTGGAAATACCCAAGTATGGAATAACGGCGATACGTATCGGATATACGATAATGCTTTCCAGCTAACGGGTGATTTCTATATAGGTAACGGAGGGATTGGTACAGCTGGGGACTTCTTTGCTGCTCGCGATAAAGATGATCCAGGTAGAGGGTATAACCCGGGCGGCTGGATAGCACCTGGAAAATCGAGCGGTGTAGTATTCCGAGTATTTGATACGTTGAATGCGACGGAGCTAACGCCATCTGCCGTAGCAAGTTCGCAAGGATTCTATACCAACCCGTATCTTCGAGCATATAGACCCGATTCAGAAATCCCATACGAAGCCACGCTTCTAGATGACTTGAATGTTGTGTGCTTTGAAAGGGTTTCAACCCATGAAATATCGGATAGCCCTGCCAAGGCATTTCCATTGGCTGGATTGAGTGTAAGGGCTGATCTCATTTCTGGTGCGCGAGTGGCCGAAGTAGAAGGAAGCCCTGATAGTGTTGCTCCAGGTATTTTCGGTTCCACGCTTAACTCGATGATGGAATTTATCAATGACAGAGTTCGAAAGGATTTGGCTGATACGATTACGGCTTCGCATACTTTTGATAGTATCGTTGATTCCAAGGGACAGTTGTGGGTATCCAAGTGGATTGGTTCTGAAGCGAGTACTTACTACGATGGCTTTGGTACAGCGTTCTATCCAGATGCTGGTTCCAAATACGACATCTCCAATAACAACTATGGCCCCAAGCTAGATGAGGTTGGAGATTATGTGTATTTTAGCGAGTTCCTGCCACCAGAGTATGAGTCTGGAGAACGCCTAGTCCTACATGCGTATTTTCGACTTATAAACGCAGAGACTGCTTCCAATAAGATTTATGCTCGATTGCTCGCGGATATTTTCTCCGAACATGATACCTCGGCATCAGTCAGTGATATTCGGTCAGTAGCACACAACATTGGAAGCGATAATGCTGCGAATACTGTTCACGAGGTTGTTTTTGTCGTGAACAATTCGAGCCTACGTCCGCTAGATGTGTGCAAGTTCCGAATTTCTTTGTACGACGTAATCTCTGGGGATGCGGTTTCAGAAGTGGCTTACCTGGGTACACGGTTTAGGTACAGAGCCTACAAGATTGCTCCGGCTTGGACTTCCTGGCCGGCAGAAGGCTAGTCCGTAGTTGCCCTACCCCGCTCCTTAGTGTAAGCTTTAAGTATTCATGCCATTGTCTCAGGCTAATGGGACGGAAGGAGGTTGAAGATGGGTACGATGAGAAAACTTGACTTCATCGCTATCACGGCAAGTTCTGCTGCCGCTGATAAGCTTCGCGTGTTCATGCAAGGACTTCGTGAAGATACAGCTGCGGCGATTGCTGGTGATACCTCGATCTTCCATAAGGGAGAGGATGATGAAGCAGTGGAACGGAATGACGACTCTTCGGACTTGGCTACAGCACTCGTTCTAGTGAACTCGATGAGGACTAAGTTGATCGCGCACTTAGCTTCAACCGGTTTACAAGGAGCGCACCTGG